TTAGTAATGGTGTCCTCAATTTCGGGGTCCCACCTGCGTTTAAAAGAGTTGAGCGCGGGAGGTCCATCCGCTCGGACGGTTCATATCGAACCGTTTTTGGACCAAGTGTGGCACATAATGGTGTCATATACGAGAACAGTGATGCTAATGTATCACTTGCTCTCTCCCGTCTCACTGCAGCCCGTTTTCCTCTTCAACCTGGAAAACATGACGAATATAAAGACCGACAGCGTCACTTTATTAAATCATGTTCCTCCTTCATCTCTCACCTCCGCTCCATGTACACTCCACATTTCCAAAGTTATAAGTGGTCGTATGATGAGGCGGAGGAGCATCATGGTGATCCCCATCCTAAGAAGGCGCTCAGGGTTCAAGCCTGGCTTGAGCTCGGAGAGTCGGGGCAATCCATGGATCGCTTGTGGTTGAAGTCGGTCACGTACAAAATGAAAAAGAATGAGATCGCCAAGCCTGGGAAAGTGCCCAGAATGATTGGTGATCTCGGCGTCGCGGCCTCTTTACAGGGCTTCCGCGTCACCAAATACCTCAAGACCGCCCAATCCCTTGAGCCCATAGCTTACAAGGGTGGAGTCATAGAATTCGTTGCTACACCTGATCCATTCAAGCTTAAAGAAGTCTTCGGTCATTTATTACACCCTCCGGGGAGGTTCTACATGGCCTTATTCTCTGACGATTCATGTTTCTCGATTCGTTGTGGTGGGAGAGTTGATATCTACAATGTTGATATCAGCAAATGTGACGCTTCACATACTGAAGCGCTCTTCGATGCCCTCGTATTGTGTACTCCCGAGATAGCGCAGGACGATATCCGCGTACTGACTGACCAATGCTCTCTGCCCATTCGAATACAATCTGTGTCCGACAAGGACAGGAGTGTTACCTTGCGCCCTCGTCATAAACTGCTCTACTCCGGTAGTACACTCACCACCGCCATCAATAATCTTGCTAACATCTTGATAGGTAAATCTTTTGCAGATTGTGACTACACACAATCTAGCGACCTCATGGCTGCGGCCGCTCAAGTTGGGTATGTCATCACTTTGGAAAAGTGTGACATCCCCGAGGACATCCAGTTCCTCAAACATTCCCCAGTATTAGACACCACAGGTGTCTACCAGCCTCTCATGAACATCGGTGTTCTTCTCCGCTTGTCCGGCACTTGCAATGGCGACCTTCCTAGCGTGGGGGACATGTACACTCGGTCCATGTCTTTTCAAGCCAGCTTGTTGAATGGTGCATACCCTTATGCATCC